CCCAATCCTCAAGTGGCCTCGTCGCATCATCCCATTGTTCCCATCCTTTCCACTGATGGAGGGGCTTGTAGGGATGGATATGCGTCTTGGGAAAGATGTGCCTCAACACCCAAATTATCATTGCCCAAACGCCCCCGCCGTGAACCACACAATCCCATACGCAATTGCATACGCAAGGCCAACAGCGCCTACAGCGATGAGGATGCAAACGACCAGGGGGCCGATATTAATTTTGCCCATCATCCACCCCCAAAAGTTCCTTAACCCTTCTCCACGACCCCCCTTCCATCCGCAACGTCGCATCCATCACCAATTGCTCGTCTGGGGGCACATTCTCCAATCGCTCACGTGTTGCTTCCAAAAGGTCAAGCCACTTCTCATACTCCAAATCAATCATTGGTTTCATTTGTCTCCTCCAAAATCTGACTTACCCTCACCGCAGGACGATAATTATTCCTCTCATTATACGCCCTTTCCTTCTCCAAAAGCCTTACAATCAATAACTTAAGCTGAGTCGTTGCCGTTTGAAGTCCATGATTTGACTCAAAAAAGTGCTTCGCTAACTGCTCAATCCTCAACTCGTCGATTTCGGTTAGTTTGTTCATTCGGTGCCTCCCCTGTATGACTACATTTTCCGATACCTCACGATTCTCGTAAATGGTACTAGTAGCTATTTTTGTGGCATGAGAATTGCCTTGACACAGGGATACCTTCTGTGTATTCTCCCAAGCATGGCGCTTATCGCAATACCGGACCCTGTTAGCATCTACGAAAGTGCTAAAAACGCAGGACTTGAGCGTCAAGCAGCCAACTCATTCATTAGTGTGATGTATAGCGCTTGGATTTCCCTTATGTGGCGGTCAGGCACGTCGAAATGGGCATCATGGACTGGAGAGGGTCAGGCTATGCAGGATGCTGCAACGGCTGCATATTTGAGCCTGTCAAATCTCGAAACCAAAAATTTCTTGGTCCTCACTGTACCAAAAGACCTACTCGAATCATCCAATCTTAGTCGCTTCCAGTCGGAGTGGAAAGCGAAGTGAGTCGTTCAAGTTCAGCTAAAGACCGCGCTTATGAAAAGCGTTGGAAAGCTGAAAATCCTGAAAAGGACCGTTTACAAACTCATGTCAACAACAGGCGGCCAAGGACTCGTATAGGTCATTTACGTCATAGGGCCAAGACACAAGGCCGCGAGATGTCCCTTACATTTAACGATTATTTTAAGTTGATAAAACAACCTTGCTTTTATTGTGGTGGTGTGTTAAATGAAACAGGTAGTGGTCTAGATCGTGTTGATACTACTAGAGGCTATTCGATAGACAACGTACGACCTTGCTGTGTGGCTTGCAATCAAGCAAAGAACGACCACACAGAACAAGAATTTAAGCAGTGGGTTACGACAGTTTACAAACATTACATCACTAAGGAGCAATAACATGAGCTTAGAATCAGGAATTGTCGCCGTGGCAAAAAAGATTAAAGAAGGCTTCCAAGCTGCGGAAGGCGATGCGCTTAAACTGGCCACATTTCTTCAAACAAATGCTGCTGAAATTACGGGTTTGGCATCTTTGGCAGGTTCTAAATCATCCAATGTTGTCGCTACAGGACAGAGCGTTTTGAGTGTTGTAATCGCTGCCGTGAAATCTGCTGGTGATGCAGCGACTGCTAATGGCTTGAATGTCCAACTTGATGCGGCGGTGATCAATGCCGTGAAATCCGTCATCAAAGACCTTGAGGCTCTATGACCAACATCGACGCATTGGGAAAAATAAGCACCACCCAATCAACTCAACCCGCGCCACCACAATCCATTGCTGCTGTACCAACACAAGCGAAAGCTGTTGTGTCGGTCAGTAAACTAACCCATGTGCTTGCAGGTATTCTAGCAACCATTGCAGCCTTTGCCCTTACCCCTGCAGGACAGGCGTTGATTGCCCAATACCCTCATCTCGCTGTTGTCTCAGGACTTGTGGCAACACTTGCATCCCTCTATAAGGCCCCCAGTGCGGATTGACCCTGACCAAGCCGACGAAATGTGGGACCTCCTTTCGCAGTGTGGAGCCTGACATGAAGTCATGGATTGAATACACACCATACTTCCCAACCTTGCGTTGGCGCGTTTACCACTGGTTCCTCAGGTTGACTCGCTAATGGACCCCCTCGCCGCCTTCGGCCTAGGAATCATGATCGGTGGCGGGGTGGTGCTTGCAATTTTGGTTGTGTTGCGCGTGATTGGGGTGTTGGAGGTGGGGGAATGACCTTCGAGTTCCTTAATACTTACGAATTCCCTCTACCACTTGACGAGAATAACCCCAAAGGTGAAGTTGGCGAGTGCCTCGGATTTAACTGGGATGACGAGATTTTCCCCAATACGCTCACTGTTCCTGCAATCCAAATACCACTTGACAACAACTAGGGGACTGTGGTGTTATCATTGCATGGGCCGCCTCTCCATGACCTGTCCAACCCGAGAACCCTCCTACCCCCTCACCAGGCATGTGCACTGCGGCCCTTTAAATTTTGTACGGTTAAATGTCGGGGGGCGTAGTGTTGGTAGCATTGCGCCCCAAATTTACACGGTGAACTTAGTTGTCTGATTCCCAGTCCAACCCCACCCCACGCCAAGGGTCAGAGGCGTCTGACACACAATATCGGCCTGTCTGCCCTACATGCTCAGAAAATATAGGCAAAAAAACGCACTGCCTGAACCTGAACGAGATACGATCACAACTAAGTGACCCCGCGATGTTGATGCGCCTCTCGCGCGTGAACAAAAGGAAGAGTTGATTGCGCTTGTCGAAACTTGAATATCTAGAACGTGTCCAAAAAAATTGAAGTTTTTAACCCTCTTAGTAAATCAAGTTATTACGCCAAACCTGCTGAAGCTCAAGAACTCGTTCGTTTAGGACATGCTGATTGGGCAGGCAAGGGCGTGCAAAGCATCATCATGCGCCCCGATGCGTCCAAGCGCGGTATTTACGAAAAGATTCGAAGTGGTCCGGCAGGACCGATGGTACTACAACTCACGTAACTGATGAATCCCGTCACTGAAGCCTTCAAATCCCCTCACGAAGCATTGATACGCAGGACCGAATCAGGGCGTTGGAAGCCTGGACAGTCTGGTAACCCTGCTGGCCGACCCCCTAAAGAACGCTTTATCACAAAGCTGTGTGAAGAGATTATGGAAGAGAAACGTGCGGAGATTAAAGAGCGCCTCATTCAGTCCCTCACCGAAAAGGGCATGGCTGGTGTCCTCCTGTTTAAAGAATTCGCTGAGCGTGTTGAGGGCAAGGTGACGCAAGGTCTTGAACTGAGTGGCAGCATCAACATGATGACTGATGAGGACTTGGATGAAAAGCTCTCCAAGTTTTTGGGAATTGAAGTAATCGACGCACAACCCACGCAAGAATCCACGCATGGACCTGAACCAAATACGCTCACAACTAAGTGACCCAGCCCGGCTCATGCGCCTCTCGCGTGAGCAGAAGATTGAAGTGATTGAGCTTCTAGAGGAAAAGCAGCGCCGCACCTCACGACGGAAGATTCAATCATATTACCCCGAAGTTGGTCCCCTTGCGCGTGACAAATATACCAAGCACATGGAGTTTTTTGAGGCTGGCAAACAACACCGCGAAAGGCTGATGCTCGCTGCCAACCGCGTGGGCAAGACCGAAGGCGTGGGTGGTTATGAAATGTCCCTCCACCTCACCGGACAATATCCAAAGTGGTGGAAAGGTCGAAAGTTTGACAAACCAGTCAAAGCGTGGGCGGCGGGGGACACTGGTAAGACCGTCAGAGAAATCCTCCAATCCAAGCTACTCGGGCCTGTTGGCGCTTGGGGAACGGGACTCATCCCAGGCGATTCGATATCTCGCATCGTACGTGGCACAGGTGGAGTCGCTGATACAGTCGAAATCGTTTACGTTAAACATGCCAGTGGCGCAGACAGCATGTGCATCTTCAAAAGCTATGACCAACGCCGCGAAGCCTTTCAAGGCACTGAGCAAGACGTAATTTGGCTGGATGAAGAGCCATCCCTCGAAATCTATGTCGAATGCCTGATGCGCACGATGACGAACAACGGGATGTTGATGCTAACGTTCACCCCGTTGTATGGCATGAGCGAGGTGGTGTTGCAATTTCTTCCTGATGGCCAGTTGCCGAAGGACACCAACGACATCGCTGGCCGATTCATCGTCATGGCCACCTGGGACGATGCCCCGCACCTTTCGAAAGAGGCTAAGGATGAACTTTGGAAATCACTCCCTCCATTTCAACGAGATGCTAGATCGAAGGGTATACCGCAACTGGGTGCTGGTGCAATCTACCCTGTACCCGAATCCGATTTGTTGGTTGCGCCTTTCGCAATCCCTGCGCACTGGCCCCGTGGATACGGCATGGACGTTGGCTGGAACAACACCGCCGCCGTGTGGGGAGCGATAGATCGTGAGACGGACACACTCTATCTCGTACATGAGTACAAACGTGGGCAAGCCGAACCCGCTATCCATACAGCCTCTATCAAAGCCGTTGGGGACTGGCAACCCGGATTTATTGATCC